TGATCATGTTTGCACTTATCCGTCCCGTACTGATGTCGTTTATTAACAGCGACAAAGTAAAGCGGCTGATCGTTGACCTGCTCCGCAAACTGGCTGAGCAATCTGATAACACTGTTGATGACCAAGCCGTTGATTTCATCGAGCGCGGTCTCTTTGGTGATAAATAATGGACTTAGGAGCCCCTCCGGTACTGCCGGTTCTAAGGCTCCCTGAGGCCCCTCAATTGCCCAGTCCGGTACTGGAGGTGCCACGAGCCACTTTACCCACCTACAAACCGCTTGTAGTGCCCCCTAACGACCTTCGTCCACCGCCAGGTGTACGTGGTATTAACAGTGACGAAGAAAAACAAACGGAGGAGAAGCCAAAACCGGTAACTCCTCCACCCCCTAAACTACCCCCAGTCCCGTCACAGGTCCGTTACGTCGATGTTCCTGGTACTGATATTACTGTACCACTTCCAAGTAACGAGATCTTGGCTACGGCTACAACGACAGCTACTGTCTCCGTTGCAGCCACCCTTACAGCTACTGCAGTCTTTAAAAAGACAGTTAGCGTCTTGAAACCAATTATCAAGAAACTGCTAACCAAAAAGAAAAATGCACAGGACGAAGAGCTTTCTGAATGAGTTCTTTAGCGAAATTGTTAAAGCACTTGTGCTTGTCTGGAGTGCTGGTGTTCTTACAGCGTCCTATATGGGAATGCTACAGAAGATGGATCCCACGTTTGTAGCTAGTTTGCTTAGCGGCACTCTAGCTTCCTATGGTATCAGTCGAATGGACACCAAAAAATCTACTTCGGAGCCACCAAAATGAAGAAACTATTCCTATTGTTGCTGTTGGCATCCCCTGCAGCAGCTCAAACTGTTACCCCTCAGTTTACCCAGGGGTCAATGCAATCCACTACTACCACCACTATTGACATCTCCCGCACAATTGCGACCGAAGTGTACGGTGGTGCATACTCATCATGGTCTGGAACCAACGTAACCCCGAGCGGGGACATCACCGATTCTTCGACTACTTGGTCGGTAACTACAGCCGGAGAACAGTTTCAACTGGAGACTGTAACCCGAGCAGCGGGGATCATCGAAACAATCGACGTAACCGAAACTATTACACAGGAATCTACTACTACCTCGCTTTCTGTCTTCTCGCAATAGCTCCGGTTAAAGCAGAAGAGCCAACAGTTAGCAACAATGCATCGCCTATTGCGGCTGCTACAGGTAACGTAACTAATCAAGCTGTACAATTTCAGAATAACGGTGCCCCTAGTAGACAACAGTTTACTGGGGGTAATTCTTGTAATGGTACAACTATGACGTTTTCCCCGTTTTACATGGGAAACGATACGTTGCCTAAAGGCTACACCCGTAATAATAACTATGGTGCGCAGCTTAACTTCTCTGTTCCTTTGGATGGAGGAATGATTGAGCAGTGTAAAGCTATTGCTAAGCGTCATGAAGAAAAGCTGCGGCTGGATTATGAGCTTGTGAGAGCTTTAAAATGCACTGAGATTATGAAGGCTGGATTTACATTCCGTCCTGGATCTCGGGTAGAGGTACTGTGTCATGACATTGTACCCATTGTCTCTTTGACAAATGAAGAAAAAAGCAACTGAAGACAACTTTAACGAGTTGCACAATCTAGTTACTAAAGAGTTTCTAGCACGTATTAAATCAGGTGAGGCTACCACCCAAGATCTAAAAGCCGCCTGTGATTGGCTTAAGACTAATGACATCTCAGGTGTCGCATACGAAGGTAACCCACTCGATAAACTTGCCAACGTAATTCCCAAAGTGGATCCTGAACTCGTTCAACAGAGATTGTATGGCACCCCGAAAAACTACTAATCCTGGTAAAACAACTAGGTACTATAGAAAAAATCCTACCGCTTACCGTAAAAAACTAGCTGCTGAGAAAAAACGCGGAGATAATCCTGAACAAAGAAAGTATCGCCGTGAATTAGCCCGAGCTAGACGTGCTAAAGGCATGATGGGCAAAGGAGGTAAAGACATGTGCCACAACCGTGGCAAACTCCGTCCATGCAATGCAAAACGTAATAGAGCTAAAGGAGGAGGTCAGAAACGGTGACCCCTCTCTTCCCAACGCCTGACCATTACTTGTACAACCTAATAGCGATGACCAGCCCTGAAGCAAAACGTATGTGGCGTCAAGCCATTAAGGAGCACTTCAACTGTCAATGTGTCTATTGTGGAGAAACTTATGAATTATCTGAACTTACTTTGGATCACGTCCGTCCTCGTTGTCTTGGAGGAGGAGATTTTAATAACGTTGTTCCCGCATGTTTATCATGCAATCAGGCTAAAGGAAGTAAAAATTGGCTCTCGTGGATGAGAGCTACCTTCGGTATTACACCGAGAGAAACCCTTATCTCATCTTACATTAAATGAACCAGAATGATTTAGCTAGATTCATAATGTCAATGTTTGGCATGAGTCAGCAACAAATTACTAACGAGGCTGCTGTTAATCAATTGTCACCTCGTCCTGGAGTTCAAGCTCCGCAACCTGGGTCTATTGTACCCCAGGGTCAAACTAACATGTTTACTCAAGCAGGTAAACTTCGGGATTTTAGCAAACCTGCTATGGCTCGGACTCGTCCTGCTACACTAACTCCAGTTCAATTAAACAACCCTTTAACGCTTAACCCTGGTCCTTTGCGTCCTGCCGCACCTGGACAGCTGAGCATTTTTGGTACTAACCCTAATGCTACTGTCACTGCTGCTGATCTTCTTCGAGCACCTAGCATTCCTCCAGAAGGTAGTGCTACTAGACCTAACCCGAGGTCTAATCCTTTTTTACAAACACCTAAAATTGAATCAGGTGTAGGCACTAAACCTCAATTTAAACCTAACCTACTAACTCGTGGTCTGCGTAGACTAGATAATGCGACTCGCAATACTTACAACCGTGTTGTTGGTGTAAATAACAAACCTGGTTTAGGTAAAGGTGGTTACGCAGCAATTAGCCTTGGGCTTGCTGACGTTGTTCAAGACATTATTCTTCAACGTTATTTTCCTGAAACTTACGAACTAAAACAAGCTAACCTTGTTGGAACGGATATGAACACTACTCGTGAAGACATCCGAGCACGACGCGAAGCGCTAGCTAACGCTCAACAGCAATTAACTCAAGTTGTTCAACCTGCAGCTGACGAAAGTGTTTCTAAGAAAAAAGTTGACCCTGTTGCTCCTGTGCAGATGACTGATGTCGATAATCCTGTTCCTGTCAGGATTCCTAGTAGTCAAGTACGTCCTCCTGTACAAGTAACTGCACAACCGACGCCTGTTGCACCTAAAGAATCTGCTTATGGTGCGTCTGGTAAAGAGTTGTACATGAAATCTAAAGGTAAGAACCCGCTAATGATTAAATATTTTGGCGAATCTTACGCTACAGATAAAACCAGGAAATTTACCTGATGGACTTTTTAAAACAAGTTAGAAATCTTTTAAAAATTAACCTAAAACCTACCGTATATCACGGTACCAGAGCTGCTGGTGAGATTATGAGCGAAGGGTTTAAACCTTCTAGAGCTGGTAATTTTGGTCCAGGAGTTTATGTCACTAATAATCAAGACATTGCTGAAGGTTATGCTAGAGGTTTTCGAGCTAAAACAGCTGCAGAACAGCGTGAAAAACTAAGGTCTAAACCTAAAGTACTTAAAGGACAGCTGCCTCCAGGCACTAAACTTGTAGATATTAACAAACTACCTTCTAGTTTAAAAGGGTTTGATACTCTTCAAGATTTTGTACAAGCTTCAAGGGCTCAAGGTTATCATGGTGCTGGGTACAACACTCGGGCTATGAACGAAACTATTTTGTTTGACAAAAACCTTGCAAACTCAGCTTTTAGAACTGGTGGTTTTAGAAGTATGCCTATAATGAAGGATACTACAAAAGGTTTAGCGTTTCAAAAAATTACACTACCTTTAGTAGAAGCTCTACTTAAAAGCATGGGGCGTCCTGGAATGCCTATGATGGGTCGTAACCTTTTTGGTAAAAACGCTCCCGTCTATAAAACTCCTTACAATAAATAATGAATAACGTCCTAGAGGCGTTGCGTGGTGATTTCAAGCTGTTTCTGCAAGCCTTGTGGCAGCAGCTTGATCTCCCCTCTCCTACCCGCGCACAATACGCCATTGCAGACTACCTTCAACACGGTCCTAAACGTCTACAGATCCAAGCTTTCCGAGGAGTCGGTAAATCGTGGATTACTGGAGCCTTTGTTTTATGGACCTTGTTTAAAGACCCGGAGAAAAAGATTATGATTATCTCCGCTTCTAAAGAGCGGGCTGATAACATGTCTATCTTTCTACAAAAATTAATTATTGAAACACCATGGCTGAACCATCTCCAACCGAAGAGCGACGACGCCCGATGGAGCCGGATTTCTTTCGATGTCCAATGCTCACCTCACCAGGCTCCGTCTGTGAAGTCTGTGGGCATTACCGGTCAGCTGACTGGTTCCCGTGCGGACTTGATGATTCTGGACGATATCGAAGTTCCTGGTAACTCAATGACTGAGTTGATGCGAGAAAAACTTCTACAGTTGTGTACGGAAGCTGAATCTATCCTTACTCCAAAGAAAGATTCTCGTATTTGCTACCTGGGTACCCCTCAGACATCCTTTACCGTTTACAATAAGCTAGCTGAGAGGTCCTACAAGCCCTTTGTTTGGCCTGCTAGGTACCCTCGTAAGGTAAGCCAGTATGAAGGCCTCCTAGCGCCCCAAATCGTGGGGGATATGGACGGTGGTGCAGAGCCTTGGGGTGTCACAGATCCTGATCGTTTTGGTGACGAGGATCTAATCGAGCGTGAAGCGTCCATGGGACGGTCTAACTTCATGCTACAGTTCATGTTAGACACGAGTCTTAGTGATGCAGAAAAGTTCCCACTTAAGATGGCTGACCTTATTGTCACCTCTGTTAACCCTACTACTGCTCCCGAATCCGTCGTTTGGTGCTCCGATCCAGCAAACCTACTCAAAGAACTTCCGACTGTTGGGCTACCTGGAGACTATTTCTATGGCCCGATGCAGCTCCAAGGGGAGTGGAACCCATATACAGAAACAATTTGCTCGGTTGATCCATCGGGTCGAGGAACGGATGAGACAGCAGCAGCTTTTATCTCCCAGCGAAACGGTTTCTTGTACTTGCATGAAATGCGTGCTTACCGAGACGGCTACTCAGACAAGACGCTCTTGGACATTTTAAGAGGTTGTAAAAAGTTTGGTGTAACCAAGCTTCTTATTGAGACAAACTTTGGTGACGGTATCGTCGGTGAACTTTTTAAAAAACACCTTCAACAAACTAAACAAGCTATAGACATCGAAGAGGTACGCGCTAATGTCAGAAAGGAAGACCGTATTATTGATTCCCTTGAGCCTGTCCTTAATCAACACCGCCTTGTTGTTAATCGCTCTGTCATCGACTGGGATTACAACTCAAATAAAGACGCAGCTCCAGAAGAACGCCTCCTCTATATGCTCTTCTATCAAATGAGTCGCATGTGCCGTGAAAAAGGCGCAGTTAAACATGACGACAGATTAGACTGCTTAGCTCAAGGTGTTAAATATTTTACAGACGCCCTGGCTATCTCAGCTAATCAAGAGATGATAAATCGACGAAGAGACGACTGGAATGACCTTCAAGAGTCTTGGCTGGAGAACCCTCAAGAAGCAGCAAATCACATGGCTTTTGGGTTTGATCTTCAAACAAGACAAAAAGCTCGAAACCTTAACGGAGACAAGCGATTTCACAGATGGGTCCCGTAACCAGCTCCCTATACAGGAGGAGGGAAGGGTGGACCCGAGCCCTGTAGGGGGGAAAGACAATCAATTATCATTGATTATCCTCCCCCTTTTTTCTCTTATTATAGATGAGCGATGAGTGCTCATGTCTTAATAAGACACATTTTCCTTTTTATTTTTTTTAATCAGGACTCAAATCACCCCGTGCTCTGCACAGCTCAGACTGTGCCCTGCACAAAGTACTATAGTATGTACCCACCAACATGCACAAAGTAGAACTCATTCACGTAACTCCCAATGCTGAAGAACTCGTAGCTTATATGGCACGAGTCTCTAATCCAAAGAATCAAGACAACAAAGAAACAGCTCCAAAACTTATTAGGTATCTAATCAAGCATAAACATTGGAGTCCTTTTGAAATGGTAAATATGTGTGTAGAAATTAGAACTACACGCAGTATTGCAGCTCAGATCCTTAGGCATCGTAGCTTTTCATTTCAAGAGTTTAGTCAAAGGTACTCGGAAGTCTATTCTTTGCCAGTATTGCCGCGACTTAGAGAGCAAGATCTGATTAATAGACAAAATTCTACTAATACCCTAGATCCGTCTCTTGTTGATAGTCTAACTGATGACATTGAGCAACATTATGACAATTGTATGAAGCTTTATCATCAATTGTTGGATAAAGGGGTTGCTAAAGAGTGTGCTAGGGAGGTCTTGCCTCTGTCTACACCTACTCGGATGTATATGAACGGTACTTTGCGGTCTTGGCTGCACTATTGTGACCTTAGAACGTCTAATGGTACCCAATATGAGCATAAATTGATTGCTGATGAGGTTCAAGACATCATTATTGCACAGTTTCCGTCTATTGCAGCGGCTATGTGGTCGTAAAATTTTGACAGAAATTTCTTAAGTCTAATCGTGTGTCCGGCGGCTGACTCTTCACCCCGTAGGGGGGGTCCGAATGTCTCGAATTGCTACGGGGTGGCGGGTATCGCTTGACGGATGGGGTGGGGGCATGGTAATGGGCGGTGCCGATGCCGTGGATGCCGTGACATCTGTGGCGCCACCTGGGATCTGAAGGATTGCGACTGAATTCTTAAAACAATCTGAATAAACATTGACAGGAGAAAAAGACTCGATATCATCCGTGAGATCCATTGGTATGACTGCGATCTGGCCTCTTATGTAGCGCTCGCTACAGCCAAACCGCTTGACTCATGCCTTAGGATGACCGAAGCCACGCAATCCATTCTCATGACACAGCCCAATGGCTACATCCTGTGGGAGGGTCCGTCTCCTATTGATGGCTCACCACTGGTGGCGATAGTCACCATCAAGACCAGCAACCGCAAGACGGGCAACATGGCCCAAGTGTGGATCCTTAATAGATCCTTAAATCCTGTGGACGCCGTAGCGATTGGCGCCGATTATTCCATTTGTGGGAACTGCCCACACCGCAAACAATCCAACGGGGTGAGAACTTGCTATGTCAACGTCGGACAGGCGCCGCGGTCTGTATGGCTTGCCTATCAACGAGGAGCCTACCCGCACCTTTCCAAAGAGAGCTACGCCACAGTCTTTAGCGGCATTAAAGTCCGTTGGGGCGCTTATGGTGATCCCGCTATGTTGCCTGGGGTTCTTCTGTCTTCCGTTAATCATTACGCCGCTGGTCACACAGCCTACACCCATCAATGGCGCCAGCCGTTCGCAAGTTGGGCTGTGGGAATGATGATGGCATCATGCGACAGTGTTAAGGATTATGAACAGGCGAGGGAGATGGGATGGCGAACCTTTAATGTGGTTTCAGTCGCAACCAAGCCAACTGTCAAAGCTAAGCAATGCCCTGCAACCGTTGAGGGTAGCACTGCCCAGTGTGCAACTTGCGCTCTGTGCGATGGTGCTCGGGTTGACATTTTTGTTAATGCTCATGGTCCTTCTGCCAAACGTGTGACTTATGTCTGAATCCAAACGTCAAGCTTATTACGAAATGTTGCATAAGCTGTACGGCTTGACTGCAACTGAAGAAGACCTTCTACGATGGGTAAAGCAGCAAAGGCTGCGGACCTATTCTTCACCATCACAACCACAACCATGATTGAACTCTGGATCGATGAAGAGTACAGGCAAGATGTTGACGCCACACTGGTGCCACCGTCTGATGTACACTACGAGCCGGAACACCACTGCTATCGTGTTATCATTCGGCACGTCAACGAAATGCATTGGCTGACCCAAGACTGGGGCACCATTGCCGAGCATTTCGGCTTCCAACCTGAATCCGTTGTCTACTGCTGCTGGTCATGCAACTCTGGACT